ATACCAAACGTGTTGATGATGCATATCGTTAATGTTTACTAATTCTTTTTTAGTGTTACTATAATATTGGGTCATAGACCTACCTTTCTTTTAATTAAAAATTATTTGTTATATTTATCATACATAAAACTATTGTCAACTTCTTTTTTCCAAGTTTTATTTTTTCTAGATTTATCTTTCTTTTTCTTATTAGGTATTACTTGTGTTCTTCTTCTAGATAAAGCTAATGCTCTAGCTATCGGATTAATTATATTGTAGGGTTTCATATGGGGTATCCCTCTATACTAAGAACAGTTAAATGTGTAATCGGTTTGTCAACCCTTTGTCAAGAAAAAAATTTACTTGACGTAAAAATAATTTGTGTGCTATGTGTTTGCCATGACTAAAAAGTGGCTACAATCTTACGTTGAAGAGTTGACATTGCAACCATTAGGTTCGTTGCGTTTGGATTGTCCAGTTTGTCAGAAGAAGAATACCTTTAGTGTTAGAGATACTGGTTACGAAAGAATGTTTAATTGTTTCTACGCCAACTGTGACACTAAAGGTAGAACTGGCAAGAGACTAACGACCAACAATGCGAAGTCAGTTTTGCAACAACCCAAGCCAACTTTACAAACTAAACCAGATGTACCTTTTGAACTACCAGATACGTTTGTTCCTTTGACACGTAGGCAACAAGCCATTGACTATGTTAGAAGTGTTAACTCATACAGTGCGTACTTAGCCAATGCAGTTGATATTATGTACGACATACGTCAGGATCGTGTGGTCTTTCTTGTTAAAGACGGAAAGAATGTGGTAGATGCAGTAGGTAGATCATTAACTAACAGAAAGCCAAAGTGGTATAGATATGGAAAATCTAATTCAGGATTTGTACTTCATTATGATGATAGCAATATCTTTGTCGTGGAGGATTGCCCTTCTGCTACTAGTCTATATAACTGTGTATCAAGCGTAGCCTTACTTGGCACTAACTTGTTACAGTCACATATAGATGTGTTAAAGAAATACAACAAAGTGGTGGTAGCATTGGATAAAGATGCTACCATCAAAGCAGTTGAATTATCTAGAAAGATTTCACAGTTTGTGAACTGTACTGTAGCTTTCTTAACTGAAGATTTAAAAAACTTAAAGGATGAAGAACGTGAACGAACCATTAGAAAATATATCGATTGATCATAAGGTCATAGGTTTTTGCCTTGACCATGAATTTTTTCATAAAGTAAAAAACATATTAGATGCCAGTATGTTCTCTGGTCAGCTAAAAGAACTATACAATACTATTGTACATGCACACACAACATATGAAAAGAACATTTCTAAAGATGAACTGTATGCGTTACACATAGACAAAAACCCTGCTATGCCATCATCATCAAAGACAGAGATACTTGGCGTAATAAAATCTTTGCCACCTGATGCAAACAACTTTGAATTACAGATGGATGTAGTCAAAAACTTTTGGTTGCGTGACAGAGCAAGAGAGATTGGCGAGAAAGCGATAGCCATATTTACAGGAGAGTCAGAAGACTTTGGTGTGTTGCAACGTATGGTAGACGCAGTTGAAGATGGCAGGATGTCAGATAAAACTACGTACACAGAAGTGGACAGTGATCTTGATGAGTTGCTTGACTCTGGAACAGGAAAGCCAGATTTCCCTTTTGATTGGCAGTTGCTGCAGGAGCATGTTGATGGTTTATGGCGTGGCAACTTGGGTATTATATTTGCCAGACCAGAGGTAGGTAAGACTACCTTTTGTTCCTTTCTTGCATCTAGTTATGTAAAACAGAAAAAGAAAGTTGTGTATTGGGCAAACGAAGAACCTGCACACAAGATAAAACTACGGATAATTCAAAGTCATTTCAATAAAACCATAGGTGAACTTGAGCAACAACGTGATGTGTTGCGAACACGATACCAAGAAGAGATACAACCATACCTTGTTATCATGGATTCTGTTGGCACATCGATTGAAGAAGTAAATGAGTATGGACAACTGAACAAGCCTGATGTTATGTTCTGTGATCAGTTGGATAAATTTAAAGTGCGTGGTGACTTTGGTCGTGGGGATGAACGCTTGAAAGAAATATATATAAATGCTAGAGAGATAGCTAAGAGAAACAATCTATTACTGTGGGCAGTTTCACAGGCAAGCTATGAAGCACACGATAGACCCTTTATAGACTATGCTATGTTAGACAACAGTAAAACAGGAAAAGCAGGAGAAGCTGATATGATTATAGGTATAGGTAAGACAGGATCAAGTGAAGTTGAAAACAATGTAAGGCATGTGTGCATATCTAAAAATAAGATCAATGGATGGCATGGCATGATAAACTGTAACATTGATGTAACTCATGGAGTGTACTACTGATGATATGTATGACATTAGATGTAGAGACAACACACAAGGAGAAGAAGAATGGTGGATATACCCCTTTACCTTATTTCGGTAACAAACTCGTTAGCGTTGGCTATAAGTACATGGATAGCTTTACCAATTACTTATGCTTTTCTCATGCTGATAAGAAACCTGACCATAATGGTTTTCAGATACTGCAAGATGCGTTGGACAATGTGGATGTTCTCATTGGGCATAATATTAAATTTGATATTAGTTGGTTGCGTGATTGTGGTTTTGTCTTTGATAATCACCTATACGATACTATGGTTGCCGAATATGTTTTGGCTAGTGCTAGACGTTGGCCGCTTGGTTTAAAAGCAGTTGCTGAGAAGTATGGCACAGAAAAGAAAAAAGATTTAGTTGACGATTACATGAAAAAAGGTATAACGTTCTATGATATACCTTGGGATATAATTGAAGAGTATGGTATAGCTGACGTAGAAGCAACGGAACGAGTTGCGTTAGCACAACTAGAAGCCTTTGGCACAACATTTGAGGAACTATATAATGAACCGACAACTTTTGCCCACACTGCGACTGTCACTTGAGATGACAGATGTTCTAGCTAGGATAGAACAATCAGGCATAAAAATAAATCCAGATACATTAGAAGAAATAAAAGAAGAATACGAACAGGAGTTGGAACAGACACAGAGAAGACTTGATGAGATAGTGTATTCTGTTATGGGTGATACGCCTGTTAATCTAAACAGTGCAGATGATAGAACTATATTATTTTATTCTCGCCACGTAAAAAGTAAGACTAACTGGTGTAGGATATTTAATATTGGTCAAGAACTACGTGGTGCAACTCGTAAAGAAAAGCAACGTGTTAGAATGTCAAAGACTGCGTTTGCAAAAACTGTTAGAGACAACACAGTTATAAAAAGAAAGACAAGAGGATACAGATGCTCTAATTGTTTTGGTAAAGGTAGATACTCACCTAATCGTAAAGATGGTACACAGGGTAAAGCAGTTCGTATATGCAGACAATGTAATGGTGCAGGAGTATCATACACAGAAAGTAAAGATGTTGCAGGTTTAAAGATTGTACCAAGAGGTGTAGCAGACGTTGCTGCAGCAGGGTTTAAAACAGATAAAGGTACACTTGAAAGTATGTTACCAAGTTTGTCAGGCGTGGCACATGAGTTTGTTACACTGTATATACGATACTCGGCTTTACGAACTTATTTAAATACTTTTGTAGAGGGAATGGAAAACAATGTTGACTCGTCTAATTACATACATCCAGAGTTTATGCAGTGCGTTACTGCTACAGGTCGTTTATCGTCAAGAAATCCAAATTTTCAGAACATGCCACGTGGATCTACGTTTCGTATACGTAAGGTGGTTGAGAGTAGGTTTGAAGGTGGTTCGATTATTGAGGGAGACTACTCACAGTTGGAGTTTAGAGTTGCAGGATTTTTGGCAAAAGATAGTCAAGCGTATAAAGATGTGATTGATGGTGTGGATGTACATTCATACACTGCATCAGTTATTGGATGTGATAGACAGACTGCAAAAGCTGACACGTTCAAACCTTTGTATGGTGGCACAACAGGCACACCAGAGCAACAGAAGTATTACAGAGCATTTAAAGAAAAGTATTCTGAGATTACAGATTGGCACGATAAATTACAGAAAGATGCAGTTACAACTAAACGTATAGTTTTGCCATCAGGAAGAACATACTATTTTCCAGATACAAAATGGACACGCTATGGTACGGCAACTAACCGTACTGCAATATGTAATTATCCTGTACAGGGATTTGCAACTGCTGACATACTGCCATGTTGTCTAGTTACATTGGAGAAAAAGCTGAAGCCGTATAAGTCTCTCATATGCAACACAGTACATGACTCTATCGTTATTGACTGTCATCCAGATGAAGATGATGATGTTTTAGAAATTTTAAAAGACTGTATGTTAGGTGCAGTTGATGACTTGAAACAAAGGTATAGCATAGAATACGACATGCCAATAGGAATAGAAATAAAAAAAGGAAATAATTGGCTTGACACAGATGTAGTCTATCCACTAGAATAAGTTTATCACTAACGTACTATAAGGAGAAATTATGAGTACAGAAATATCGACAGTAGATGCAACCCTCGATGGATTGGTAAGTGCTTTTAGCGAGGGCAATGAAGAAAGACTAATGGCACTTACCGGGCAAGATGATGGTGCAACCAAGAATTTGTTACCAAAGCTTGCAATCAACTATGACACAGATACGGAAGATGGCAAGTCCTTGAAGAAAGGAACTTGGAGAATAATGCATGATGGCAGGTTTGTTTATTCAGACAATGTTATCGTCAGACCATTTATGCGTACATTCTTTTGGTCTTTATGGGATTCAGAAGAAGGTAGATCTGTGTCGTCATCTATACAGAAGACTGTTATGAGTGGTGATTTTCCTGACTCGGCAGGTGGCAATAAGTGTGGCCGCCTAGCAAAAGATGAGGTAGAATCCCTGCCTGATGATGATCCTAGAGTTATAACATCAAAAGCAGTTAACTGTAATCAACTACTTTATTGTGTAGTTTCTGGAACGTTCAAAGATGCAGATGGTGAAGAGGTTATTCTCGATGAAGTACCTGCTATGTCATACTTTAAACGTTCTGGGTTTATGCCAGTAAATAACTTTATCAACAATATTACCAGTGGATCAAGTAAGCGTATCATGCAAAAGGTACAGATAAACATGAAGACTAGCAGACTAAAGAAAGGGTCTGTTACTTTCTACGTTCCTGTACTTACAGAGCATAAATATCTTGCTGAGATTACTGAGAATGATAAATCGTTGATGTCTATGTTTGCTGACACCATTAAAGCAACTAACGCAGGGATTATGAACCAGCATCGTGAAGCAGTTAAGTTACAATCTTCTGATGAAGATACAGACTTATCGAAAGATTTCGATGCTACTGCTGCTTAATATCCAAGACTTTTTGGAGAAGACTGTAAGGGGAGAGGTAACTCTCCCCAAGCAGTTAGTAGAAGAATTTAAAACTGCGTGTGGTGAAGCAGTAGACAAACAATTTTCTAAACCAAGAGATAAAGAAAGATTACGCATGTCTGGTTTAGGTAGACCAGTTTGTCAGCAACAACTGGCAATGAGAGGTGAACCTAAACAAAGTTCATACAATGATGTTATGCGTTTTTTGTTTGGTGATCTTGTTGAAGCAGTCGCTATGCTTGTTATGAAAGCGTCTGGCATCAAGGTTGTTGCAGAACAAAAACCATGTGAAATTGTTCTTGATGGTGAGACTATCAAAGGAACACTTGATGTAATTTTAGATGAAGAAGGTGAACATAAAGTTTGGGATATAAAATCAGCATCACCATATTCGTTTGATTACAAATTTAAAAAAGGTTACGATGTTATAAAAGAAGATGATGCTTTTGGATATATCATGCAAGGTCATCTGTATGGAGAAGCTAACAAGCTACCGTTTGGTGGATGGATAGTTATAAACAAATCTTCTGGAGAATGGGCAGTTGTACCTGCACCAGACGATCAAATGGAAGAAAGAAAGCAACTTATAATAGAAGCAAACAACATTGTAAAACAAATAAAAAGTAATAAATTTAAAATACCCTTTAAACCAGAGTGGGAAACTTATAAAGATAAGGGTGAAATAATACGAACAAAAAATAAACTTATGCCAAAACTGTGTACCTTCTGTGAATACAAAGCACACTGTTGGTCAAAGGCAACATATCAGCCTAAGATAACTTCAAGGGCAAAATCTCCACCTAATGTATGGTATACAACATATGCACAAAAGAGTCTCTAATGCCAATATTATTTACTCAATCGTACCAGTTAGACATCCTTACGATCAATCCACACTTGTCGGTTATCTATGTGGAAAGTCATTCTCAAACAGGAGGTGGGAGACAGATGTCTTACCTACGAAACCACTTGAGGGGTTTATCATTAACGTTGAGAGAAAACTTTTCGACAGACGGATACTTAACAGAGCAGACGGAAAATCGTGATCTAAGAACATTAGAAAAAGAATTACGAGAGATACGTTCTAGGCTTGAAAACTTTAGTATGGTTTGTCTACCTATAGTTCCTGTAGAAAAACATTTTGATGAACTTAGTAAACGTTCACCAAGAGTAGAAAAATTTGTAACAGATAAATTGGGTGAAATGAAAAATGTCTTTATCTTTTAGATCACAATTTGAAAAGCGTGTTGCATTAGATATACGGATGCAAGGTGGTAAGTTTGAGTATGAAGAACATAAGATACCCTACAGACCACAGGTTAAGATGTATGTGCCAGACTTTTATATTCCAGAGACAGATATATACATAGAAGCTAAAGGTAGATTTATATCATCAGATAGAACTAAAATGTTAATGGTGCAACAACAACATCCAGAACTTGATATACGATTTTTATTTATGAATTGTCATCAAAAACTTTACAAAGGCAGTAAGACCAGTTATGGTCAGTGGTGTGGTAAACATAATTTTAAATGGGCAAACAAGACAGTTCCCTTAGATTGGTTAAAAAAATGAAAGATGACAAAAAAGCTATTGAGAGATTTACATTACTCCCAAACAGATATTACATAATATTAGAAAAGGTTGATGAAGAACAATTTACTTTATCAGCATATGACACAACTAAATCACATAATCCTGATGGCGTACCCTGTGCAGCATCCGTTGTTCAAGAAGGTTTGTTAGAAATGCTTGATAGGAACTTTAATGATGTGGTAGGTTTAGGTGTGTCAAGGATAGAAGTTAGAAAAGGTTTGGAACGTGATGATCCTACTGACAATGTAATAAAAGTAGACTTTGGAGAAAAACAATGAAGAAAGATATGGTTAACCAACCACCACACTATAACCAAGATAAAGTAGAATGTATTGATGCAATCGCATCAGCAACGAACAGTGG